GCGAAAGCGTACGTTCGAGTATGTCAAGTCGAAGTTCTATCCGGCTACGACATACTTCACTGATCCCAATACGGGTGCTGTGTCTACTTCGGTAACACAGCATCCTGGGGCTCAGTACGGACGCGAGATGACCACATCTCAGAGAGGGTCGAATTGGTTGGACTATAAGGCATTGAAGCGTGACGCCGAAAGGCGCCATGCTCCTCTGGCAAATAGTTCCTTCCTATCGACTGCGGACTTGGGTACCGACGGATTTATGTCCATCAAGAATACAATCGAGTATTCACACGAGAGAGATCTCGATGTGAATCTCGATATTCGAGAGGGCATCTATCGGTACTCGTATCGCGGACCATGGGTTGCTATGGACGCGAACGTGGGGTCTACATCGACCTTGTATCCGGCAGTACCTGGTAACCTGATTAGTCTTGCGACTATTCGGGGTACCACTGCCATTGCAAGGACGATCCCCACGAGTCCTGTAGCGGGAGCTGCGCAGTTCCTAGGTGAACTCAGGGAAGGCCTTCCGGCCATTCCTGGGAGAGGCCTTGTTCATAGAGGGGGTCCCGGCGGCGTAGCCGACGAGTACCTCAACTATGAGTTCGGTCTCAAACCAATCATCTCGGATCTCCGAAAGTTCGGAGAAGCTGCTCGATCAGCCAATAAGGTGATCGAACAGCTTAAGCGCGACTCCGGTCGTCTTGTTAGACGGCGCTACACCTTTCCGGAAGAAAGGACCATCAGTACATCAGTTGTAAGCAGCAATGCTTACGGGTCCCCGGGTCATAGACTCGTGGGTCCAAGCTGTTATACTGGTGGTCCGGGTAAGCTTACCAAAACCCGTGAGGAAACTTACCGGTTTTGGTTCTCAGGTGCGTACACGTATCTCTATCCCCACGGTGATAGTGCTGTGGAGAAGATGCGTGCCGCAGAGAGTCGGATGAACCGACTCTTCGGAACTCGGGTTTCCCCCGAGCTCTTCTGGGAGCTTACCCCCTGGAGTTGGGCTGCTGATTGGATCTCGAACACTGGTGATGTTGCTCGCAACATGACCGCGTTTGCCAACGACGGCCTTGTCTTGAGGTGGGGTTACATCATGTGTCATTACACATGTCGTGACACCTACCTGCTCGACGGTGTTGCCTTGCGAGGCACCACTGGCGGGCCCCGGAGCCAGACTTTCGTCACAGACGTAAAGTACAGGCAACGGGCGACCCCTTACGGGTTTGGCCTAGACATTGGCAAGTTTACCACTCGCCAATGGGCCATCCTTGGTGCACTCGGCATCAGCCGAGCCCAGGGAATGCTATGACCCTCGCCGACGTCTTCCGACGTCGTCTTGATGAGGCTAACTCCTCGAAAGAGGAAAGCCTCGTAGAACAAGCGTCTTTTGGATGCTTGCTCTGGTTCATAGCAGCCGGAGTGACAGTGTTAGGATCGTCGATCCTAGCAGTGTTCATGCCGGACTCTGTCCCAAAGAGCAGTCTACCACAACCAGTGGC